TTAAAGCGGTGTAGCCTCCACTAAAACACCTTTTATCCACTTCATATGCACGAAACTGGTACCACCAACACGGACATCGGCCTCGTAATCGATACCGGCATGGTAATTATCTGCGCCGTCCTGCACCTCAACAGATGCGGCTTTCTCGACATTGATTTTATCCTGAATAACCACTGGCGCCTCAGCCAACCAGGCAACCATCGACCTGAGCCGCTCGTTTAAACCTTCAACGATAAAAACCGTATCGCCGTCCTCATTAACAACCTCAAAAAAACCGTTTGTCCTGGCACCTTTGCGTCCAACGGTGACAAACCCATTTGCGCCGGTTTCCAGACCAAACCTGATACCTGGGCCATATACTTTGCTTACGATAGGCGGCCCAGGTGGATTTGGAAAAATCGAATAACCTTCAAAAGCCGTATCGTCGTCCAGGTCAATAAGCAGGTTGTTTAAACTGTCATAAAAGCGCATACGGTTGTTTACACTGTCTATTTCAATCCGTTGACCAGTCGCAGATGATTGCAAGGTAGCATTGCGAAAAACAGCATCGCCGTTTTGCTTAACCAGAAAGGGAGCGGCTCCTCTATTCTCGAAAGAAGCACCAGCCCAGATGCGTACTGCCTCCAAATTATCGTCGGTACCACTAATCCCCGCTACCTCACCGCTTTCAGGATTGCCGGCAACAAAGGCACCGGTAAGAATTGCGCGTTCACCAACATAAGTTTGTTTAAACTGCTGCAGTATTGCTGCGTTTTTTACTTCATCTGCCACTTGCCTGGCATACAACGCAGTTTTTTGGCCTTTGCTGGTTTCCTTTTTGTTCTGTTTAATATCCTTAATCATCAGATCACGATCGGTATACTGGATAACATCAGAGACCACACCCTCAATTTTTGCCGGGTTGACCAGGGGATACGATACAGATTGCAGCCTTATCCTGGTATCAACTCCTAAGGAAGCGCTGACCACGTGTATCGTATCGCCAGGAATTAGTTTATAAACATATCCCATATCGCGGATAAACTTCTCGTCAATGTTCAACGGAAAAGCAACTGGCGGAAAAGAATTTTTATTCGCATGAGCCTGACCCAGTGCCATAACCTCAGCCTCAGCAGCATCGACATAGCTTTGAGGCATAACCAGGCCGATCAACGTGTATTTATCGCCTACAGCGGCCTTAAAAGTATCGTTGGGCTGTTGGTATCCGGTTTCGTCTTTATTGGTTCCGAACCTGATTGTTTTCGTTGTATGGTTATAACCCGTAATAACGAATTGCTGGCCACTCAGTTCACCCGATTTAAAGACAATTTTGGCACCTCCATCGGTAATGTTTTGCGCATTGATATCGAAATCCAAAGTTGTATCGACAACTTCATTCAATCCATTAACGGCGGTAATGGTACTGGTTCGGCGCGGATAAACATCCTCAAAAATTACACTACCCTCCTTGTACCCATAGAGTGCGGTATTTTTGAGGATCGGATCAGAAAGCGCTATCCGATCCATTCCATCCCGATAACCATCAGGCAGGTTTTGGGTACCACCGTAGCAATACCATACCGTGGCATAATCCTGATCAACTGCCTTTCTGGAGGCGTTGTACAAACCTAAGCTACGACCTGCCTGCATAGTGATATTTTGATCAACGCCCACTTTAGGTAGCAGATAAAATTTATCCTGGTCATCCAGGTAATACTCTAGCTTAAACTTTTCAGCAACCATAGAAAGCGCAGTCCTACAGCTTTGCATTTCAAAATCGAAGGTTTGAGGCTCAGAAATATCGGAGCAGTCGCCGATCGAGTAACCTGGTTCGCGCTCGTTGAGGCAATCCACAATCAACGATAAAAGTTCTAACGGCGTACCGGTGTAGGTAAACTTAGTTCTTTTTAGGTGTTTGATCTGGGTATTATAAAGGTCATATAAACGGCCGTAAAAAGTCAGGTCGTAACGATGCGTAACCGCGTCGATATCATCCTGAGGAACGGCTGTCTTTAGCTTATAAGTTCGGCCATTGTGCTCAATATAATCATCAACACGCAAGTCAAGCGGCGAGGATACAATAAAGTTAGATGTAACCTTATCCATTCCTAAAAATTCGCCTGAATAGATGGTGTTTTCATCAATTTCAAGCCTGTAAATAACCTGTCCTAACCTTTTTATCTCCAGCTGGAAAGTTCCCATTTTATCGAATTTTAATTAATCGGTTTTTTTATTCCAGTTCCTTTAAAACAGATAACACCTGTGGTGCTATACCATCGCCAATGCTCTGATACCCTGCAACAGTTGGATGTATTGCATCCGTGCAATAATCCTTTACATCTTGTTCAAATCTTAGGTTTGGCGCGCTAAAATAAGAGCCATAACCATAATACCTGCTTATGTATGCCGTAGCAAAACCTACCCTAACACGAGGATCGAAAACGCCACTATCGAAATTCTTTAATAAAGCTGCCTTGAACCTTTGACAGTTGAATAAAAAATTTTGCTTGCGCCAAACTGGAGTTTCAGCGTTAGACTTACTGGAACCACTCGGCTCAAGGTGTAATATGATCCGCTGGGTACCGGCATTTAAAAACGCTGTACAAAGGGCTTTTAAATCAGCCATTGCGGCTGGATAATCATAATCATCAGCAACCTGCTCACTTGGATTTGGGCCGACTGTGTTGGTCATTTCCATGAAGTCCAGCAAATCCAGTGTATCTACACCAATTGTCGCCAGATATGCAGGAATATCCAAAACTCCTTCTGAATTGGTGAACGGACTATCAGGACTGTGAACAAACCAATTAATATCCTTACCGCTCCAACCGTCATTATTAACTAATTCAAACCTACTTCCATATAAAACGACTTTTCCAACACCAGCTAAAGTATTAATCTGGTCGCGCACAGTCCAGGCTCTAACACCTCCGGCCGTTAAACTGTTGCCTGCGAAAACCACCTTTTTGTCAGTGTTCAGACCTTCGTTTCCTACAACAGTTATAGCAGACGATTTTGTACCAATTAGTTTTTTGTGTTGGTTGTAAAAAAAGAGTGATAAATATTGACCCGTGCTATCTCCTGCACCAGGCGTAAACGTAAAACAGTCACTATAGCTCACGCCTCTATTATTCCAATCCCCGACGACTTTTATTGCTGGTTTATCTTCCTGTTCTAAACCCAGCATAAAAGAGTTATAGTACAATATAGATGGTAGGCCACGCATCGCATAGATTTTCGCTGGCAATATGGTGTCAAGTTGTTTTATTTGACTGATCTCTTCGTCGAGATTTCCGAAACGGCTTTTTAAATCTGCATTGATAAATGTTAACCTCATGGCTGTTTGCCGAAAAGAAGCCCCATTACCAAAACCCCAGCCGCCATCATTAAAAGAGTTAGCATTGTTATTAACTGTGTACAGGAAATTATCCCGGTACGGTGCTATCGATGAATCCACATTGAAAAACCGCCATGACATCTTTTCGGATACAGCCATTATGTAGAGCCAATCGCCCGTTTTCACCTGATAGGCGCTTTGTAAATTAACAACAGCCATAAGGTCAATCAATCTATTAAATTCACCAGGGGCAAAAAAAACTTCTTCCAATAAGGTCATCAAGTTTAATTCAGCTGTCCTTACCGTTGATCTATAAACCCTGACCTTCACTGATTGGGTGATATCAGTTTGGGAGGCCGAAAACTCTACCCTGTTAAAAATAGTATCTTCTGCCATTTGTAAATATGATCCGACGCCATTTTTGTCATTCTCAGGCCACCAGGTTTCGTTTCCATAGGTTTCAGCTTCCCCTCGTGAATGCTGGTAGGTTATTCCCTCAACCTGAAAATCACCGAGATTTTTCGAAACATCGTTTTGTTTAGCATAATCAACCAAATCGACGTCAAAATTGCTAACGACAAATTCATCGCCCGCTTGGCCAATAATCCCCGCTGCTCCCGTAACCTCCACACCTCCAAAATTTGGATAAACGCCTTTTTCGGCGATATAAAACGCATTTCCTTCGGATATCACCGGCTCATCAGCTGGCTTGACGTTGCCCTTAAATGATGCACCACCAATTACGCTTAACAAGCCTAAAAGTTGATTTACATCGCCATATTTTGTACTTCCATCGGAATTTTTACCGATCATAATTTTATCCAGCACCTCAACAGTTGCCGCCTTTGTCATTCCTTGCCAAAATCTTTGTGGTTGTTCCATTTATGTTATAATTATATTTCCTAATTCTGTTACTATTTCATTGTTATTAGCATCTGTTAAAATGCTCCAGTTGGTATACGCATTGACCTCGGTTAGCTGGACGGTTAAAATTCCGGTAACCTCACCGTTGTGAAGCCTTATGTTATTTACGGTAAAGCCATCCTTGACGAAAAAATCCCGTAAAAAATCATTTTCTTTGGTGATATACCTAAGACCTGGTTTTGAAAAAAGCGCGTTAAAACTCCGTATTGTTTGGTTAAAGGCAGCATAATCCGGGGCTTCAATAAAGAGTTTTAGGTTCATTTGTTTTAGCCCCGACCTGGTAACCCTGTATTTTTCAAAACGGTAGCTGGTTGCTTCCCCTGACATCGGAGCAGGCCGGTTAAAGTTCCCGGCCAACTCCATAACAAAACAGTTCATATCCCTGAACATGACGCCATCGATACCGAAGCCGTCGTAATTGATCACGCCAATTTCAATCGGGGCAAATGCACCGGTATGGATAGGAGCACCATCTGCATTTAAAAGTTGCTGAAATACCGGGTTTGGTTTTGGCAGCGTACCGGTTAAATCCACGATCGGCTCGCGGAATGGTATCCTGAGCTTACAAAAACCATCATTAAAGTATTCTACCGCGATTTCCGACCTGACAAAAACATTCCAGGTACCTAAGTCTGTTTCAAAAGGAACCAGGGCAGTAAAACCGTTAACCAACTGGTAAAAGTCATTACAAACGCTCAGGGCGGCCAATTCGTCGGCCACCTGCAGCATCACCAGGTAATCGATATCCCGGCCGCCGTAAAACAGTTCATCAGGCGATACGTAGGGCTCGATATTGTTAGCAACATTGCCCCAATCGTGGTAAGTTTTGCCAATCCGCGCTGGCATATCCCAGGCGCCGGTAATGGCGATATTACTCCCATCAGCCTGGGCAGGAATGAATTTGAAAACCGATCGTAAGTCTACGCCGGCAAGTTTATCGTTTGCCATTTATATCCCCCTGTCGTATCCGGTTGATCCGGGTTTAGTATTTTTATTGATATCCTTTAATTCTTTGACGGCATTTTTAAGCTCTACCCAACTACCCGCTGTGTTAGCCGCGATTTCCATTTGCAACAGTGTTTGCTGCCTGATCTCGCTGAGGCTGTCGCTGCCGATTTTTAAATAGCGTTTAAGCACATCATAAATGCTCCGATTAAGGCCAACAAGTTCGCTGCCGGTCTGCTCGGTGATTTCGCGCTTAATTGTGCCGGTTATACTGGTATTATCTGCCGTATCAGATAGCTTGATGCCAAAAACTTTTTCCAGCTGCTTCCACTGCTCAGCACCCTGGGCGCCAATTGCTGTATATTGGGCTTTTAACGCTTCGATTTGTTCCTGGGTTGGCGTTCCACCTTTCATCAATTCAGCAAGCTGGGTAAAGAATGGCGCAAGCTGATCTTGCAGAAATTTAACTTTGAAACTGTTTACAACCGCATTACGCATAATGCTCTCAAAGCTTTGGCCGAAGTCGGCAGCCATCATCTTACCGTTTTGGAATAACGCGGTTAATCCGTCCGCCAGGCCGCCGACCGTCGTACCGGTTAAAAGCTCGGCAAGCTGCTGTTGCAACTCTTCAACACTTACGCCAACTGCTTCCAGCTCTTCTTTTAGCGCCCTCAATGCCTCAAAATCAGCTTTCGCCTGGTCTTTGAGTTTGCCCTGGGTGTAAAGCTGCTCCAGCTTCGCGTAATCACTACCGGCCAAACTGGCCATAACATCCCAGGTCTTTGCTTTACGCAACCATGTCCCGTGTTTATAGCCGATCCCCTCGACAAACTGCTCGCCCTGGATTGAGGCGAATATCCGGTTATAAGCGGCTTCGATTTCCGGGGTGTTTTTCTTAAGCAGTTCGAGCTGATCAATAATTGCCTTGTACGAATTCTTATTTCGTTTGGCGTCGGTCAGTTCGCGCTGCCTCAGTAAAGCCTGGTAATCCTGTTCGCCCTTAATCGCCGCAGTCTGAAAATCGTTCATGGCTTTCTGTGCAGCTTCCTTCGCAGCTTTTAAGCCCTTGAAATAACCCACAACAGCATTACCGACGCTAAATGCCGCGCCAACGATGCCCAAACCAGCGCCAACTTTCTCAGCGGTACTTTTATCCGGATCGTTAATATCAGCCAGGTTTTTACGAACTTCAACGTAGGCTTGAACCGCGGTCAGCAGCGTACTGCTGATGTCGCCGATATCGCTGTTGATTTTGCCAAATTCGCCAGACACCTTTCCCAATGCGGCAGCTACCTGCTCGATATCTCGGGCGCTACCGTTTTTTACCGAAGCCTTAAGCCGATTCAGCTTTTGCTCCAGCTCCATCCTTGCCTCATTCGTGATTTTAGCGGCTTTCAGCTCCTTTTCGAACTGGGCGATCGTGTCAAGTGTTTGACGGCGGGTTAACACACCTACACCATCAAACAAGCGCTTATAACTGCCCCATTTTGCCACATTGGTTTTATCGAGATCCGAAACCTCTTCATTGCCTTTGGCAATTGCTTCGTTCGCTTCTTTGGTATTTCCCTGATCCCTGAATTCTTTAGCCTTATCCAAATACTTTACCTGTATGGCAAGACGTTTATCCGCATAAGATTGAAATTCATTGAGTGCTTTGTCCAGCCTGGCGTTTTCAGCCTCTTCTGCTTCTTTCTGCAGGGCGGTGTACATCTGCAGGCGTTCAATCTCGGCACCGGACATCTTGGTCGGGTCTTTTTCCAAAAGCTTTGCCATTTCACCTTCTACCTGCTGCATGTAGCTTTTTTCTACATCGATACGGTCTTTAAACTTTTTCTTTGCTTTATCTGCGCCATAAGTTGCCTTATACTCTTCGAACTCCTTATAAATTTTCTTTTCCTCTTCGGTAGCTTTTTTGAGCCCTTCGGTTTGTTGACGGTAAACCAGATCAGACATTGCCCCGGTTTCGATGCCGTCGATTGACTTAGCATCGATTAACGCGATTTTGATCGGGTGTTTTTTGTTGTATTCGGAAATCCGTCTGTTTTCCTGCTCGATCAGCTTCCTAAAGTCATTGAATTTGTTTTTAAGTTCGGCCTGTTCCTCTTCATTACTGGTCATCTGTTTGGCCGCATATTCTGCATCGAGCGCCGCCATCTTATCCAGCATATCCTTTCTGCCGGCAAGGGTATCCATGTAGGCGTCCTGGTCTTTAACCCCCTGTTTCGCTAGCTTTAGGTCGTTATTTGCATCAAAGGCCAAAAGTTCTTTTTTAGCATCGTTGATCGTTTTGATATACGCCTTTGACCTGGTAACGAAATCAGGCGCTAATTTATCCAGGGCATCGAGGCCAGCCTGTGCCGTGTCGATGATATCCTGGAAATATTGGCGGTTATGCTTCTGGTTACCTTCTGGTTTGACAGATGCCTCGTATTGCTTTTTAGCATAATCGTCTAAATCAGCAATCTGCTTAATAAGGTCTTTATCCTTTTGAAATTCTTTTTCCCGGGCAACCTTCGCACGACGGTAGGCCGCCTCTGTTGCCGTTTCTTCATCGCTTGCCTTGTTCTTGAATTTCTGGTTGTCCACCGCGTATTTCAGCTCATCAACTTTTTTGGTGGCGGCTTCATAATCCTTTTTATTGTCGTAGCGCTGTTTGATCAGATCCTCGCGCTTTGACGAAATAGCTTTTTCGATCGACTGGCGTTTTAAAGCATCTATATAGAGGTTAATGGCTGCAGTTGCTTCGCCGGTTTTCAAGGTTTCCAGTGTAATTCCGCCCAGGCGTTCTTTATCCAGCTTGATAATATTGCGTACTGCTTCCTGCCTTTGATCCAGGTTTAATTTTTCGTTTTTGGCAACAGCGATATAAGCCTCCAGCTGGGCGGTACCAATGGCCAGGGATTGGGCGGCCTTGATCCTTACCTCGGTGAGGTTCTCCTGGGATTTCTTCACCGCCTCCAGGGCATCCCTGGAGCTGAACAAAGATTTTATCCAGTTGCCGATCTCTTTACCGTAAACGGTTAATAAGGTAATGCCGACACTCATAACAGTGCCCCAGCTAAACAGCCCGCTAACCACTTGTTTCCACACCGGGACGGCTTTTTGCCCGGATGCAACCAAAGCCTGATTTTCTGCCCTCAATCTCGCGATCTGGTCAACCAGGATCGGCAAGTTGTTACTGATGGCCATAAATCCAGTTTGCGCGCTATAGGTGAAGGCGGGCAGCTCCCTGCTAATTTGGTTGATTGAGTTCTGCAGGCCGTTAAATTGTGTGCGGGCGTGGGCTGCTGCCGCACCGGTTTGCGAAACGGTATTGACAATGTTCCGGTTTACCTGGTTGCGCACCCGCTCACTGGTCTGGCCAATGCCTTCGATATTATTCTGCACCGCCCTGGTGTTTGACCGCACCTGCTCGTTATTGATTAAAAAATCGCAATTTATTTCAAACCTGTTATTATCCATTGTTTTTCGCTGCAAACCGGGCGGCCATTTCGGCTCCCGTCGTAACTACCGGTTGTTTCTTCTTTTTGACCATCCTGGACTGATCGGCCATCATCATGGTTATATTTGTCCAGCTTCTTTTCCACATAATTTCGTTGTGGCTGAGGTGGAACTCCTTTCTTATTCCACCTATAATTCCCCAAAGGCTATTTAACCCGATGGCTACTAACTCCGTTTGGGATTCTGACCCAGGGTCGGCGCCGATATCCTCGCATTCCTGATACACCTGGTAGTATTCATAAAAGCCCCTGTGCCGCTATACAAGATTAAAAGGTCTGCATAACCCTGGAGCTGCTGAGGCGTCCGGTTCCACATCAACCAGCGGGCTAATATCCCCGAGAACAGCAACGGCCACAGGTAGCCTTTTAAGCAGCCGATAGCTACGATCTTAGCAATCGTAAAAGCATGTTTAACCAGCACGTCGTCGGCTTCCTGCAGTGTTGCCTGATCGAGTATTCGATCGGGGATATTCATTTTAAGGTATAGCCTGGCAATCCTTATTTTATTGCCCAGGCTGGGCTGGTAAAGATTTAAGCGGAAGCCTAGCCACCGCAAAAAAAAGGGGGCTTTTACACCTAACGGCAGCCCCCTTTCTAGCAACGTTTCAACAGCCAGCCCTTCGATGCCGTTGTCGATTAAATCTGACCCCATGTTACATCAGGAATTGCTGGGAAACCAGTGTCTAAGGCACGGAATTTTACATCCAATAAGCCGATGCCGGTATTGGCAAACGTCAACATTTTTTTGCCGGTTACACTGGCTTTGTTTTGAACGTATTGATAGTCGTCAACAGTGGTAACGCGCACCGCTCTGATACGTTCCGATCCAAAGCCTTTTGGTTTGTTCCAGGTTTTTTTATTGTTTACGGTAGTTACTGTACCACCCAAAGCGATTTCGCAGTTATCCGGATCAGAGTCCATAATCTGGAAACCTAAGGTTTCAACTCCTGGGATAGAGATTGTAAGTCTCGGCGACGATTGCCCAGCTGCGTAATGTTCAGTCACCGTCGGATCGGGTTCGTCCAGGGTAACAGTATCGTTATAGGCTTTTACTTCCTCCCAATCAGATACAGTTCCATCGACAGCACTTACAGTGCCGATTTCGATCTTTTTGACCATTAATTGAATTACTGACATAATTAAAAAGTGTTTAAATGATGTTTAAATAGCCTGCACACCAGGTGTGCAGACCGTGATTATTGAGCGCCGCCGGTTGCTTTTGCTTCGGCAATCTTTTGCTTTAGGGTTTCAGCCGTCCAGGCTGGTGATGGGCTTTTACCCAGTACGGCTTTATATTCGGCACGCAGGGCGCTTAGCTCTGCCTTTGATTTTTCAGCCTCGGCTTTCTCCTGGTCTTCGTTTGAATTAGGGTTCTGATCTTTACCAGCCTCGCCCTGTTTACCGTCGCCGCCCTGATCGCCGGCACCTTCGCCTCCATCGGCGTCCGTTACCACTTCGGCCGATTCGAGGGAAACGACCTTGCTGGTTACTTTATCGCCAGGCGCTTCCAATTCTGTTTTAAAACCGCCTTTTTTACCTGATACGGTGTTAACCAGGTCAACCAACCCATTGGAGATAACGGTCAGTTTATCCAGGTCAGTCCTGGTATAAGTGATTACCTTTTTATCGCCCAGTTCACGGGCATGCGATTCGGCGCGGTGTTTTTCAGTGAAAACATTATCGTCTGAGGTCAGATGCAGTTCTCTTTGGTCTTTGTATCTCGAAAAAACGATCTCTAAGACGCTTTTTCGTTCTTTTGTTACTTCCACTTTCGGGGGGTTAAAAATTTTCGGATAAGCTTCGGCAGGAACAGGATCAGCAGGCCGATCGCAACGAGCGCAAGCCCCAACCATACCCAGCCGGTAAAGCTGTTTGTTTTTTTGCTGTCCGATTCGTTAGCCTGGACAGCCACGGCGTTTTTTTGATGGTCGGTCGTTTTCGACGAAGTATTTAACTCCGACCTCGCGACCGGCTTTGCGATAGCAGTAAAATCAAACCTGGTACCTTTTGGGGTTTTGGTCGCCTTCACCTTCATACGGATGCCGGCGCTCTCTACTTCGGTGCTGTCGGCTCCAGTGGTGTCAGGCGTCCAGTTCCCTTTCAAGGTGTCGCCATAAAATTTGTTTACCAGCTTGGCCTCGACCTCTCTGGAGGTTAGCCGCTCAGCTGAGCCAACATACTCCAGGCTTCGGCTGGATTCTCGTTTAACTGCACATGACTGAGCCAGGAAACCAACTGAACCACAAATCAGTATTAATTTTATAGCGCGCTTCATTGGTTTTAATCTTCAATTGGGTAAATAAATCCGACCAGGTTAAGCCCGTCGGCTTTTTTATCTCTTTTAATGGTGCGTAGCTTTTCGGCCACCCTGTCGCCCTCACGGCTTCCTGAGGCATTGGTATTACCTTCGATGTTTTGCTGGGTGTTCGGTGCGATGAGTTCGTTTTCAACAATGCCCACGTGACCGGTTGATCCGTTACCATGCTGGTACACCGCAATAGCGCCTTTTTTTGGCTCGCTGCCGGTTTTAAATGTACCGTCAGCCTTAACGCGGCGATAGGTATCCAGTGCACCCCCGGTAAAGCAGTTTTTAATTGCTTTGGTTACCGCTGGATTGTCAGCGTAAGCCTCCAGGTAAACCGCTTTGGTAAAGAATGCACACCAGGCCGCTTTCAGGTACCAGCCCACCTTTACCATCATATTCTGAAAGGCCGTATTTTTCCATCCGGTATTACCCGGGTTTTCGATTATGCCCAGGTATTGCCTGGCCACCTCGATAATTTTGTTAGCTCTGATCACTGGAGAAGGTTGTTTAGTTTTTCCTGTATCTTGGCGATCCAGTGGCCTTTATCTCGGCCACTGATCACCGCAAGGTTTTCCAGAATGCTCACCAGGTTCTCTAATACGATCTGAGCTACAAAAAACAGGTGCATCCATTCGAATATAAAGGCGGCAGCGCTCTTGCCATGATCGTGAAAATTGGTTGACATTACATAAGGCATGGCGATCAAAGCCAGATAGATTACGACCTTGAATGTGAACCGACTTAACTTCATGGAGCTGAACGTCTCTTTGCGGATGTGAGCCGCAAAAAGTCCGCTACCCAGTTCAACGACGAACACCACGATAAGCATTGCGAACGCAAAAGCATCCAGGCCGAGCAGTTTGTCAACGAAAGGAAAAAAGGTCGCGCTTAATCCTACGGTACAAAATGTCCAGCGGTACTTTGCAGTTAGCGACAGACTGTGAAAGAACTCTAGCCCACTACCGTAATCGAACGTGGCAAGCATTTTGGATAAAAATTTCATGTTTGTGTTGGTAAGGTTTGGCGGGTGGCACGCAGCCTCCCCGCCATGATGTTAAACCTTTAGATTTTAAGCGGCTGCATCCTGGATGTACGCGATTACGCCGGCATTGTCTTCCCTGCGTCGACGGCCACCGGCACGCTGTGCAGAAGAAACCAAATCACCATAGTAAAGCGGGTTATCGGTATCATCAAATACTTTAACTTCACCCAGGGCAAATTCCACACAGTCTTTTTGCCAGAATAGGCTGACAGCATTATCGGTCGCCTGGACTGCAGCACCTAACGCGCGGATGACGTCGGCTGATGAGGCAGCTGCTACTGATGCCCTGGTCATGATCAGGAAGCCGTAAAGCTTTCCTAAAACACCGGTTTCAGTATTCGCAAACTGGTTGAACGCATTGGCCTGGGTATCGCTTAATGATGCAAAAATCTGCGCGTACATATCCTCATCTAATAAAGCGTAACGATCACGATCAGGTACCCCTTGCTTGCTCATTGCAGTACGAATTCTCAAAACATCGCCATGTACTGCGCCTTTACGGTTTCCGGTTTGACCTGCCAAATAAGCTGCAATGGCTGCTCCGCTTGTACGGATGATATTGCCGGCCGGTATAGCGCTCAGCACTTTGATGATCATATCATCAGCCACAACATCATTAAGGCTACCCATTTGATCACCGTAAGCCTCATCTAGTGCATCGTATGACGGCTCGATTTTGTCCAGGTTGTGTACATGGGTAGGATCAACTGAATATTCGTCGAGCGAATAGGTAATGTCAGTATCAGTTCTACGTACGGCAGTTGCAGGGAATTCTGAACGGTTTTTAACTACAGCAGGTTTTGCTCCAGGGTTCGGGATATGCACCACCTTACCGACCAGGACATGCTTGCCGGCGTCACGGAAAAACTTTAAAAAAACGTTGTCTTTCCAGAAACGCTCTACAATGTAATCCTGCCAAACTTCTTTGGCCACACCCGCAGTATATGCACCAGGCGCATAAGTTTTAGAAAACGCCAGGGCGCCGGCGATGCCTAAAACGGCAACAATCTGGAGGGCTGCCGGCGCTTCTTTCAGCGCTGTACTTAATGGCATGATAGCCAGTAAAAACCCGATTAAGGGCAATAAAAATGCTTTAAAACGTCTCATTTTTTCGTTTTGGTTTTGATGAATTAATTAATTGTGTTGATTGGGGTTTTCGACCTACTTAGGTTCGTGGCCGAACCTGGTTTTGTAAATCCTGTTGTAATCCTCTGGGCGGGCTAACCTCAATTTTTCGCCCTGGCCAGACTTAAACAATTCTTGCCAGGTCATTTTCGACAGCTTCACCATTTCTTCGGTTTCGGCATCAGCCTTGCCGCCACCTTCTACGGTCTGCTGTACCGTTGGCACACCGGTTTTACCATCCAGGTGAAGTTTTACGCGGGTATAGTCCGCCTCGGTCTTAACCTGGTCAGCGTAAAAAGCTGTATCGCCCTCCACGATCTTGCGATCCTTAACGGCAGCAGATAACAGCACCTTGGTTTTTTCTTCCAAAGCGGTCAGTTCCACTTTGTCGAGTTTTTCCTGTAAACCTTCTTTTTCCTTTTGCAGGGTTTCGATCTGGGTTTTCTGTTTTTGAGCCAGCTGTACGATTTCGCTGATACCCGTTTCGAATTCGTTTTGGTTAACAGCGTTTGTTTTGCCTAGCAGGATTGCTGCTTTTTCGGCGGTAAGTTCAATTTTTGACATTTCGTTATTGATGAGTGTGTGATTAAGCAGTGGTAAATCGGAGTTTGCACCGTTGTGCGATAACTGTATTCGCTTGCCCTGTTTGTAAAGCGCGACACTTGGCTCCTGATGCGCATCGGGATTGCTTCCGATATCACAGATCGTTACCTCATCCAGGATTGACCTGGTGAGCGTATGGTGACGCTGCAAAGGCTTTAGTTTGTCGACGTCTTCGCTCCATTCCTGTGGATCAAGCCCAGCTGATGCCATCCTGAGCGTCTCGTTTTCATACATGTTGTAGATCGTTTCGGCAAACTTGTAACTGGTGTCGAAAACCGGTTGACCAGTTAAAACCCTACCCAGTTCCGGATGGTCTTCTTTGCGCAGTTCCACCACGTTGCCCAATGGCAGCACGTCGTTTTCCCGCGCAGGGATTGATGGCCTGGTATGCATCCATAGCATCAGCGGATTTTTTTCAAACCGTGTCAGGTCAACACCGTTAACATCTACCCAAAACCCGTAAGAATTGAGGGATTCTGAAAGGATGATGATCCGGTTTGTAGTGCGTTTTTTCATTATGATTTTTTGCGATTGTTGGCACAAACGTAACAGCGTTTTTTCGCCTCAAAAAATCGGTTTCCGCGCACTGTACGCGGTTTTCACGCTCAGCGTACACAGTCCGTACGCCCCACGAAAGCCAGTTTTTTTACGCCTTATTAAGGCCGCATTTTTGGCCTGTTATGGCAAAAAAGAAGCAAAAAACAAGCGCAGAAATCACAGCGATCAAAGAGTGGGCAAAGGGGCTTTACATCAACGAAAAGCTGACCCAGAAAGAAATCGCTGAAAGAACCGAAATGTCCACAAACACCATTTCGAAATGGGTCAATGAGGGCAACTGGGATGCCGGACGCAAAAGCATCCTGATGACCTGGGAGGAACAGCTTCGCAATATGGTCAACGAGTTAGAGAAGCTAAACCAGGATATCTCAAACAATGGCCGCGGATATGCCGATAAGGAGCAGGCATACATCCGGGATACGTTGGTACAGAACATCAATAAACTGAAAACTGATGTCACCGTGGAGGAAATCTGGAACGTGTACCGCAAGGCGATGGAATACTGGCGCCCTATTGACCTGGATATCGCCAAACAGCTTACAGAATTTTTTGATCCGTTTATCAAAGCCAATATCAAGTAATGGCAACGGCAAAGCAAAGGATATCCCTGGAGCTGTTCGAGGAACTGGCCAGGGAAATCAGGCAGGCTACGCCGACCGATCCCAACGAAACACCGGCAGAACAGCGCAGGCGTAAACAGGAACTGGAGAAACCCGGCAATGAAAAAAAATGGATGAAATACTATTGTCCAAATTTTTGCGGTGCCGAGTTTGCCAAATTCCAGGCTAAGGCAATCGCGCGGATCATCAAAAACAAGCGCTGGTTTGAAATCCTGATGTGGTCAAGGGAATTGGCCAAATCAACGATTACCATGATGACTGTTCTTTACCTGGTACTGGTGAAAAAAGAGCTTAGAAACATCTTGATGGTATCCAATAGCGAGGATAACGCGGTACGTCTCTTGGCGCCGTATAAAGCCATCCTGGAGAGTAACCAGCGATTGATCAAGGATTACGGCAAGCAGATGAAACCAGGCTCCTGGACGGACAGCGAATTCATTACCAGGGGCGGGGTATCTTTTCGCGGCATTGGTGCCGGTCAGTCCCCGCGGGGTACCAGGATCGAAAACTTCCGCGTCGACTGTATCCTGATCGATGATATCGACACCGACGAGGAATGCCGCAACCCTAAGCGCGTTATTTCGAAGTTTAAATGGATACAGGAGGCGCTGATCCCGACCGTGTCAGTTTCTGGCAATTACCGGATTTTGATGTGCGGCAACAAGATTGCCAAAATCTGTACGGTAGAGCTGGCCAGTAAACTGGCGCATAGTGTCGACCAGGTGAACATCAGGGACGAAAACGGGAAAAGCAGCTGGCCGGAAAAAAACAGCGAGGAAGATATCGACGCCATCCTGGGCATCCTTAGCTATTCATCAGCCCAAAAGGAGTATTTCAATAACCCGATTACCGAAGGCACAGTATTCAGCGAAATGCATTACGGCGCCATGCGTCCGTTATCGGATTATAAATACCTGGTGTGCTACACCGACCCGTCGTTCAAGGATAGCAAGAAAAACGACTTTAAAGCCACCGTACTGGTCGGCAAGTACAAAGATCAGTTCCATGTATTAAAAGCATTTGTGGAGCAGACCACAACCGCGACGATGGTCGGCTGGCATTACACCATGACCGATTACGTTGGTGGCCGTACGCCGATATATCACTATATGGAGGCCAATTTCCTCCAGGATACGCTGCTGCAAAAATTCCACGACGTCGGCCAGGAACGCGACCAGGTGATCCCGATCAAAGGCGATAAAAGGAAAAAGCCGGATAAGTTCACCAGGATCGAAACCCTGCTCGAACCGCTCAACTCCCAGGGCAAACTGATCCTGAACGAAAAGGAGATTTCCAGCAAACACATGGAGCGGCTTGCCGAAATGTTCATGGCGCTGGAGCCAGGAAGTACCACCCACGACGATGCCCCGGATGCCGTGGAAGGTGCGGTATGGATCATCAACAATAAAACAATCATTAACGGCTCTGTCATGTCTACGGGCGGCAATCGGAGCAATTCAAAACGCGTTTAATATGCCATTTATCACAGAAACCGATATGTATTCGCATATCAAAAAAGCAAAGGTTGATCTTATTAAAAGGGATGATCCCGAATTGATGAACGAAGCGATCAAGTCCGGTATTTCCGAAGCGATGAGCTATATGGGTAAATACGATGTACAGACCATGTTTGCGGCCGAGGGATCGGCGCGCGACCCTCTACTGCTCATCTACACCAAAGGGCTGATAAGCTTCCATTTCGTGACCCCTGAAAATGCCGGGGTAGATTATGAGAAGGTAGAAGACCTGTACACCAAAGCGATTGCATTTTTCAATAAGGTTCAGGCCAATAAATCCACACCCTTTGGCTGGCCGTTACGTCCTGCCGATCCCCTTACCGGTGCAACGCCGGCAAAAACATTCAAATACGGCAGCAACCCAAAACGCAGTAATCAATATTAAGAATGGCAAAGAAAAAATATTCAGGCGTCACTGTCAGCAGGACTGAGCAGGCGCCGATCATCATCCAGCAAACCAATATCCGCCCGGTAAACCGCCAGGTTCTTGACATTAAGAAATGGCGTAATGCAATCCGGTCAGCTGAGGCGCTAGTTCCACGCAGGGCAACGCTGTACGATCTTTACGACGATATCCTGCTCGACGGGCACCTAAACAGCGTACTCGAAAAACTGGTAAAAAAGGTTACCAATGCAAAATGGGAGTTTGGCCGCGCTGGCAAAATCATCAATGCAGCTAATGACCTGATCGATACGCCCGAGTTTGAAAAACTGGTTCGCGGCATCGTACTTTCCGAATGGTGGGGGCTTACCTGGTGTACCGCCAACAAATTTACTGCCGATGGATTCAGCTACTACGAAATTCCGCGCAAGCATTGCCGCCCGGAAACGGGTATTGTAGCCAAAGAGCAAACCGGCGAAAGCGGGATCAATATCCGCGAGGGAATTTTCGCCCGCGAAACGATGGAGTTTGGCGATCCGAACGATATCGGCCGTTTAAAGATCGTTGCCCAGTATGTGATCTATAAACGCGGAGCTTTCGGCGATTGGGCACAGTTTGCCGAGATATTCGGGATGCCCTTCCGAAAAGGCACTTATGATGGTTACGATGATAGCCAGCGGGCATTACTGGAGCAAGCCCTGGAGAAAGCAGGGAGCGCGGCCTATGCCGTCGTTCCGGAAGGTTCGAACATTGAGTTCATCGAAAATAAATCGAACAGCACAGGCGATCTTTACAAGGCGCTGAAAGATGCCTGTAACCAGGAGATCAGCGTGGCGGTACTCGGCCAGACCGAAACCACCACGAGCAGCGAGGGAAGCGGTTATGCGCAATCCAAAACACACGCCGAAACCGAAGACGATGTAATAGCCTCTACCATCACCAGGGTACGCCGGTTATTGAACCGTCATTTTATCCCGGTCATGCAGGCGGGTGGCGTCAATACGCAGGGCGGTTGGTTTTACATCAAAGGCGAAGGGGAAGAAAAGTTAACATTGAAAGAAAGGTTCGAAATGCACCTAAAAATGATTAAAGAGCTTGAATTGCCTTTTGATGCTAAGTTTTTATATGAAACCTATGGTATGCCAATACCGACTGATTTTGACGCCCAGATGGCGGAAAGAAAAGCAAAATCGGAAGCGGTACCACAGGAAAAGCCGGAAAATCCGGACGATCCGGAAAGCGACCCACCGAAGAAAGGAAAGAAAGCAGCAAAAGAGGGGGTAAAACTCTCTGAGTTTCCGAACCTGCGCGCACTGATCAGCCAGGCGACCAGTTTTTTCGCACAAGCCCCGGCAGTTCTGCTGACCGGGGCGGAAAATCCGACGTGCAGCTGTGGCGAAGCCCACATGATCAGGCTGAGTAAAGAGAACACGCCCGAGTTTGACCAGGACGGTATGATCAAACGCACCTGGGGACGAAAGCACATCAGCGCCGCTGACGATCCGCCTTTTGATGCAAGACTGTTCCATTTTACCGCACAGACATTGATTGAAGGCATGAGGGAAGGCTGGAAAACCAAAGAGGTTAAACTGGTCGATATCGGGTTCAGCTACGACGATGACGACCCGGCCATGCTGACCTCGTTTGAAATGAACCTGATGCGCTTTAGTGCCTCTAAAACACTGGCGGAAGCGCAGGCACTAAACGAGCTGTTTAGGCAGTCCAAAAGCTTCGATGACTTCTATCAAAAAGCAACGGCCAAACTGGATGTTTTCAATAAATCCTGGCTGGAGGTAGAATACAATACAGCGGTACTCACCGGCCAGGCAGCCGCCAATTATAACCGGTTAATGCAGTCTGTCGAACTATTCCCGTACTGGGAATACCAAACCGTCGGCGATGATAGGGTTCGGGCAGAACACCGGTTACTCGACGGGCTGATCCTGCCGGCCAACCATCCATTATGGAAAAAGATCTTTCCGCCAAACGGATGGCGCTGCAGGTGTTGGGTTGTTGGCCGAATGGCTCATGAGATTGAAGGCGTAGACCTTAAAGCAATGGAGCAACGGGCTAACACTTTTATCGGCAGCGATGAGTTTAAGCGCGCCAGGGCGATGGGTTGGGGTGTGAACCGCGCGGCCATTGGCGAAATCTTTACAGCGGATCAGTTTTATATCAACAAGTTCGAGGGTAAAGCAACTAAAGACCTGGCAACGCTAAAACCGGTCGATTTCGGGTTAAAGAGTTATAGCCAGGCGAAGAAAGCCACCACGGAGCAGGCGCCGGTATTCGATGGTACCATAGAGGATTTTACAGAAGCATATCCAACCATCCGCGACTACCATAACCGGCAACTGCTCTTTGACCATGCAGCATTTAACCAGGAAGAAACTGGCGAAAAATCCTACCGATCCGATTTACTCGCCAGCATGGTGCAGGCGTTGGCCAAACCTTCTGAGGTATGGATCGGGGGCGAAAGCCTCAACGAGTTTATCATGATCAAGTATTACCAGGATAAAACCATCGTGGTAATATCGAACGTCAGAAACGGGAAAGTGTACCAGGTAACCAACTGGTTTGCCCTGGAGGAGAAAGCCGAAATTATTGACAGGTACCGTGCCGGCCTGCTTGTTTTTAACAAATAAAGATTATGACCAACGCAAAACAATGGTTTAGGGATTTCGAGAAATTTATCGACCTGGATGCGCCGAAGGTAATCGGCGAAACCGCTTTCGAATATTTCCGCGGCAGTTTCAGGCGCAAGGCATTTAATAAAGTGCCCTGGCCACTGGCGAAACGCAAAAAGAAAAAAGGCTCTTTGATGGTTACCTCTGGTTTACTGCAGGGATCGATACAGATTGAATACACCCAGCCCAGGGGCGTAAGGATCAGGGCGGGCGGTAGCCGGGTGCCTTACGCTGCCGTGCATAATAACGGCGGCATCATTACCCGGAATGCCAGGTCTGAAACCTTTATCCGAAACCGAAAAAAACGTGGCTTTGGCAAAGGCAGGTTTGCCAGGGGTACAACTCCAGGCAAAGGGATGAGTTTTAAATCCTACAGTTTCAGAATGCCTAAACGCCAGTTTGTCGGGCCAGCCGAAGAAATGAACGACCTGATCAGGCTAAGACTTAAGGTTCTATTTAATAACCGTTAAATACCATTTAAACAAATGACAGAAGCATTTTTAAAATTATTGGAACTATTGATGCCGTCCGAAGTTCCGACCGATCCTAAACTCAAAGAAATTTACGATCAGTTAAAAAAAATTGAGTGGTTCGACCTGGATAAAGACCAGCTGGAGAACTACGACGTCCGGCCTGCTGTGGCCTTTCCCTGTGCGCTGATTAAAATCGATATACCAGGTGCCACCGATATGGGCAACAAAGTGCAACAATGCATGTATCGTATTCGCATTCGCCTGGGTTTCGATTACACCGGCGATACATCTGCCATTAATAACATCGAGGCGATTATGGCCGGGATGGAATATGCATACATTACCCAGGCAGTGTACCAAACTTTGCAGGGGACTATCCTGGCCGGCATGGGCAAATTATCCCGTCGATCCCAGGTCGATGAAGAGCGGGGCGACGGGTTCAAGGTCATGAACCTGGAATTTACAATGGGTGCGGTTGATCAGAGCGCCGCGTAAACGACAAAAGCCCCATAATTTGGGGCTTTTGCTTTAACTGTACAACTGACTGCGAATATTCTCATACAATTGCTGTAAACGATCCGCTTCGGCTGGCACGTGTTCCGGATGTGGAGCTTCATCTGCTAATTCATCCAATTTCTTGCAGGCAAAAATTAAGCCTTCGATTGCCAGTCTAATTTCGCTTTCTTTTAGTCGAAGCGTTACAATTTTGTCCGTTTTTTCTTTGTTTTTTTTCATTGCTTTTAAATTATTTACAACAAAGCTAAAACAACAATTCGGTGCATTTTTACGGGTTTCCGTATTCCGATTAATTTTTATAAAATGACACATTTTAAATCAGCCCGAACAGTATCGGCTCCAAAAATTAGATCAGGAGGCATGAACATGCAGATATTGATTGGGTTGGTATGAGGGTCGAGCACTAAAGTTTCAGCACCATCATTGCTAAATATCATTAACCGGTCTTTCATTGCAATTAACTCCTTTTCGTTGGTTACAGGGATGCCATGCGCTTGCATTGCTTTTATAATGAAATTCAGCTTCTTTTCCATTAATCCATCATAGAAGCCGCTTATTATCCTGTTCCTTTCGTTGTAAAGTTCTTTAATTTCTGGTAACTGATCAATCAGTTGATTATCAAAAAATTCTTCCATATTCAAATATAGTATTTTATTGATACTCATTGGCTGGCTGAGCCTGCTGCGATTCAATCAGCGCACTGATCAGGCCTAAATCAGTAGCCGTAAATAGCTCATCGCGTTGGTCGGTCATAAACCAGGCATTTCCCCGGTTGCTGATTATTGCGGTCAAAAAATCGTCTATATAAAGGTAATAGGTATCAGTCCAGTAGAACGATATCCGGATTGCACGCTCATGCGCGCCAAACGGGGCATTAAAAATAATATCTTTCATAGTCTATAAACCAGAAATATTACCTAATTGTTCGCAAGTTATTGGTTTTAAGCTGCCCAATTGTAGTGCGGGTATTTTTTCCGCATCTGTGCGGGTGTCGTGCCTTCCTGTTTTAGTTGCTTTACCAGAGCGGCCATTGGGGTAAGCCGCTCGATGATCATCCGCTCGCTGATAAAAAATTCACTTTCCAGGTTTTTCAGCGCATCGTCGTAATCGTCTTTTAGGAAATTTACACGGAAATAATAGCGGTACGCGATGGCCTCGTCTCGCTCCCTTAGCAGGTCTATGCGGGTTTTACGGCCGTTATTCGAGGTATCAGCTGCAAAGATGTCGGTATAGAGCGTTTTCTGGCCGCGAGGCATATTAGATGTTTGGTTTACACACAAAAATACTACAGAAATTAGTACACAGTTGCAACAAAAAAGCCCGCAAATTGCGGGCTTAAAATTTTACTGCTGTTGTGAGTTCAGCCCCACAAACGGGGCAATTACTCAACGATTCAGGATACGTATCCACGCACCTCCGGCAGTTTAAACCTAAATATGTTTCTGAACGTCCATAAATCCTAAAGTTCCGGTTTAACACCTCAGCTTTGTTTGGCATAATTGTTACCTGTTCATGAAAACGGGTGTACCGGATAACACGAACGTAGTTTCTGGGCATTGTGCCGTCATCACGGAGCGCCGGATAATTAACCGCAAAATACCAAACACCTGATTTATTAACCTCGTATACCTCATACAATTCATCAAAATCTAGGTGTTTAAACTGGTCGCCGGCTTTGAGCTCAGATACCAATGATGTAAATAAATCCATTCTTAAAATAATACTGTTTGTCCTGTTGAATTACATTTATACTCAGCTTCCAATCTATCTGTCAAATCCTTAAATAAGGGATCGTAAATCTTGCGGCGCAGATACAGCTGATTGAAGTTTTTGTACTTTATGTGTGAAAGCCTAAAGTAATTTTTTCGCTGCTCCACCTCTTTGTCAGTCGGTTGATATGCTGCCACCATCTTGCCGTGACCTTTATGCTTTACTATCCTGGCCACCGTTCCCAGGTCACCAATTGCCGGAACATAATGTACATAAACACTAAAATTGTTCTGATCTGTTGTTTTCCGTTTCTTATGTTGCTTAAGCCTGGGTGTCCACTTGATCTTGCCATTTTCTAACTTTTCGGCATTGTAACCATCTTTGAGCTTGCGGGGCTTACCAGGTTTTTCACGATAGTAGACCAGAAATATCGGAAACAGCTGGATCAGTGGCTCCGGATATGCTGGCTTTGGCCATTTAAATCGAAGAAAGTCCTGTAAAGGCATCTGTTTACAAAATGCCTCTACATTTGCTGACATTGCAAATCTACCTTTGGCCATCTCAATATTTGTTTAATTCATATATTAAGGCATTAGCCTGCTCTACAGCCCGTTCAGCAAGGAGGCCGCCACCATGATAAGATAACAGCCCTTGCAACGCTAAAGCTGCAAAATATTCCCTTTTGGTTAAACCATCGGTAGTCACCTTGATGTCGCCCAGTTGAGCATTGCCGCTATATTGAAGTGTTGTAGATGGGTTTATAGGATCGTTGGGTTTTGTTTTCATCTTTATTGCTGTTTAAATACCTTTTAAAAACTTCTTATACATCTGCTCCACTTCGCTAACCAGTTTTGGCAGCTCTTCTTCGGTGTGGTCGTCCAGGGGCTTATGAGCGTAGCCGTATTGCATACACCAGGCATTAACCCGGGGCATATCAATCTTGCCGTCCGGCTTCTTGTACCACATAAAATGAAAAAAAGAAAGAATTTTGTTTTTCATTGCATCAGACGGCGTTTTCTGTTTTTTATAGCCGATCGCGTCATTCAACGTTCTAATCATATGGTCAGCTTCCTGGTATGTCAATTCGGTTGTACTGGTGCAACGGCCATCTGAATAATTACTGACCATGAGTTCTTTTGTTTCTTTATCCAGGCCAATCTGCTTTATTATGATGCCTAGCGCCATGCGCTGCTGTGGTGTACTTCTGTTCATACTTCAAATGTATTTGAGTGCTTTTTCTTTTCCATACGGGTTTCCGTATTGCTATTACTTTGTCGCCATCGATCGCCAGTCGGTTTCGAAATAGCGATCTTTCAGGTAGCGCTCTGGGTCAACTGTTTTTCGCGTCATCCTGGAACAGTATTTTTTGTAATGCTTAACCCTAATAATGGCCAGGAGCTTTTCGTCCGGGTCTAGCTTGTTGTATAGGGGTAATGTGCGTTTTCGGTTAACTTTATGGTCGTAAGCTTCCCAAAATGCGTCGAAACTAGTATCGGCCAGCACCTCTTCCATATTGCCTTTAATTCGCGTTATAAACCCTTTAATTTCGTTTTTATGGAATGGCATATACTGCAGCATAAATTTGCGCTGCGCCTCGCTCATTTCGGCCTGTACGTCGTATGCTTCCAACAAACCAAACTCGTCGTCGTAACCGAATGTCACCGTCCCGGTGAACTTTTCGGAAGTCATGATGTATTTTGTCATGATGCTTGAAAAAATTGTGGATGAAACTTTCTGGCCATTTCTTCCCATATCACAAAGCTTTCGCCTCCGCCCATCCGGGTTTTATCTACTAAGGCCATGTATTTTTTTACAATGATGGCATAATGGCCATCGAAGGCTATATCGTCTGTAATCGCTTTCTTTGGTGCGCCTGATGGCAGCGCATGGCCGATAAAAATAAATGCCTTTCTCGGGTACCGTTCTTTTAATGCTTTATAGTCCGCCCATTTCCAACCTGTGTAATCCACGCTATCGATAAATATAAACTGTGCGCTTGATGGTTTATCCAGGTAATCGAATAAATCATCCAGGTAAGTTTTGTCTTCTGGCTTATTGGCTTTTGGATCAATAGCATAAAAAATGCCTTTCACATCAATCATATCATTACGAAACATCGCTTTTTGTAAATCTGGGCCGTGTCCTTGCTCGTAACTTAGCCAGGCGACCTTTCCAAACTCACATAACATTTTCGCCAGACGAACACAATATTCTGTTTTTCCATTTCCGCGATAGCCCATAATGACCATTATAAACGCCAGTGGAAGATCGCCCAGATGCCTAGCCCATTCCAGGGCAATTTTTAGCTTCTTGAACTTCTTTTTGTAATACTGGTCTAAGCCTAGTGCTTTCATTTAGTGTATTTGTTTTATAAATAAAATTCGTTGGTTATAGGTGTCCCTGAAATATTTACGCGCTTTGGCCTTATCTTCCGCCACAATGAATGCCGCCTCGGGCATTGCCATCGGGAAGGCAAAAAAATCGTAATATATCAGGAACACTTTCATATTATCGGGTAATTAGCCGATATTTTGGTTTATCGGCGTTTTATACGATAAACCGACTATTTTTAGCGTATCAGCCTGGCTCATACGTCTTTTTCGGTCAAAAATGCGCCTTAGGCTATCCATGCTCACATCTTGCTTTTTGCAAGGTTTTGGATAGTCTTTTTTACATCCGAAAAGGCAAAGGGCAAGCCCTAAGCATAAAAAAATTGCTTTCATTTTGTTAAAAATTAAAGGGTTAATGGTTTAGCTAACTAATAGGATTATCGTAGCCGCAATGGTCGCACAGCGTGCTCAATCGGAGGTCAATCCAGCCCCCGCACTTTTGGCATATCCGCCAAACTTCATGGTTTCGTACCAGGAATAATTTACGCATTAGAAATATCGCTTTTAAGCTTCTCTATAACGCTAGGTAGACCATGACGGGTATATTTTTCAAGGTGGCCGATAACCTCGCTTATAATGGCGTTTTTGGCTTCCTTCTGAGAACTATATCCGCTGTCTGCAGCGATTATTTGCGGCATCGAATATTGCCTGATATTTTCGAGGATCATATGATATCCGTACACCCATCGGCCATACCTTTGGCAATAGGCTATAATTACCGTTGTTTTACCATCCTGCCATAAAGTTTCGCCTGTTGGGTTATTACAAAACCCTTTTTCGTTAAAATCGTATTGTTTCATTATTCTGCCTCCATTCCGTTTTTTAAAGTTGCCAACTGTTCTATCATTGTACCCAGCCTCGTCGGGCTAAATGTGCCAACTATTTTGAGCTTTATCGCGTCGGGCCGTTGGCTGCCCCGTCTTAGTCTCCTGATCGATTGGCCCAGCTCAAAGGGAACCATTTCCTTTTCGAAGATCAGGACTACCGCCTGAGATTTAATTTTTCCCATTTTTAAAATATTGATGTGTATATGCCTATTTTATTTCTGCCATAATCATAGCAAATACCTCGGGTTGAACAGCTACCAGCTCCTAGAAAGTCACATTTTTTACGGGCAATTAAACCGAGTATTAAACCTCTGAACTTAGCCATTCTAAACCGTTTCGGCTCAATACGCCTGCGATTCTTTGATGGCGGCAAGTTGTTGTAAAATTGAAAGCCATACATCCCCCAATGTTTTGATTCAAACCTCTTCTGTTTTTTAGTCTTTTTCATTTATTCAGTTTTTTAAGTTTTTGTTTCCTACGCCATTCCGGCCAATCGCTCGCTACACCGATAACGATCGCCACCAGGATATGGTGGATGTGTTCGATTATGAATTCCATGCCTCTGGCTCTTCATTGTGTTTATTCAATTCAGCAGCTATACGGTAATACTGATCTGCCAGGTCTTTATCTTGCGATACTCCATCACCGCCTACACCCGAAATTTGCATTACCAGGCCAAAAATTTTATTTGCGGTATTGTCGTTTCCTAACATAAATGCCGCGTACTCCATTTCCAGCGCCTTTCTATCCCATACCTTTACCTCTTCAAAGTGCGCCGGATTTACATTAAATTTCCGTGCAATAAGCTGCGTAAACCTCCTTTCTATCCGGGCATACCGTCGGCCTAAAATTATTTTCAAAGGTTTTGGTATATCCAACGTGTAAGCCTCAGCAGCATCATGAAACAATGCCGCATATTTAAGCCTCTTCGGCGCCAGGGCAACAACTAAGTAAGTATGCCAAAGCACATTCCAGGTTGTGTTGGTATGGCCACCAAAACGGGGCATTAGATACAAAGCACATGGAATGTCTACTGGCACAATCATGTCGGCCGTAGGTCTTCTCAAATTCACCCAGGTACCGCTATAAGTTCTGATAAATCCCTTTTTGTTATCGTGTACGTCGGCCGGCAGTCTAAGCGATTTCGTACCTTTAAGCCATGCGAAGTATTCTAAAATCAAGCGAGCAAAGAAAACAAGTATCGCTGTGATCCCGATCGTAACCAGGATAAAATATAGCTGCTTCATTAGATCGTCTCCTCAATTTTTGGTTTAACATCTTTCATGGTCAGGCGCTTCGCCCGGTACTCCCTTTTAAAAGAGCTTTGGATATTGTTCGCTTTAAGATCGTCCAGTACAGCCTGGTGTACCTGTCTCGATTTCGATTGAAGCGCTTTAATTACATCATTAGCCTTTACATGATCAGGCGCCAATATGCGGCTGATCAGCTGGTTTCCAACCGTGGAGCAGGCAATTTTGATCACGAAATTAGAATGGTTCCTGATGTCATTGCTCTGTTGTATATCCAGGTCGTCAAAGCTTACGTTTTTGGTCATGGTTTTAATTTTGCGGTAATATTTAATCTGCAGCAATAGGCAGATTACGAACGCGGCCACTAATAGGGCGATAATTAGATTAAAATGTGTTGTCATGGTTATAGTGATGAAAAGTTTAAGTTTAATGTTTCCCATTTATTTTCTTTGTTCTTGAACTGGAACTCGTATCCAAAGCCTTTAAGCGATACGCTGTACGATTCCTTTAGCATCCTGATGCCCTCCAGCCAACGTTCATCCTGGAACTTGTTTTCGTGCTTGATAAACTCCATTGCCTGCGAGTATTCCCAATCGCCCTGCTTGTTTTTCTCCAGGTAGCCCATCAGTATTTCAAATACCTTCTGATCGCGTTTTTTAACCTTATCCATCAAAAACTCTTTAAGCAGGTCAACCGCTTTTAACGCGCGTTCGTCCCATTGAGGCGTAGTATCCCGGCGGCGTCTTACCCGCATATCGCCGGCAGTGTTTACGATCGAGAAACCGCCCTGGCTTCTACCGTTCATTTTGCCGTAATTCTTTAATTCATTTGCCTGGATTTCCATCTGCTGATGGGTGAATTCTTTAAAGTCGGCAAGCGTGGCCATTACTTGGCGGGCTTCGATCAAAAGGCTAATAACTGCCTGGTCGCGTTGGTGCTCATAAGCTTTTTTTGCCTGCTCACGTTTCTTCTCAACTATTCCTTTGCCTTCCTTCATAACCTGCTCGATCTGCTCAGGTGTAAGTTGCGAAATGTCGAAGTTGTTGTCCGTGGGTGTTTGTGTTACTGTGTTCATCTTATTTGTCTTTTAAGTTGTTCAATTTGCTTTTTTAATATATCCCTCTGTTCCATGAGGTTGGTAAATAGTTGGTGGTATATCCTCGCTTTGATTCCTGGTTCCTGCGCTTTATCTACCCGCTCCCGGTTACGTTTTTCAAGCTCTTCAAGCCACTTTAAGCGCTCCATAAACTTTCTCTATCTGGTTGGAAACATCATTTAGCTGTATGGCCTCATACTTGTACAGGCGCTCAGGTATATGCACCTGTTGAAGGAAAATAAACAATGCCATTGCTTCCATATCGGTAAGGTTTACACCCCAACCAGATTTTGGTGACCATAGGCTTTCGGCCTTTGCCCTAACCTTTGTAAAAACCTTATCTACCAATAGGTAAATCAATGTTTCGGCGATATCCCTGGGTTTATTTTGCTCCATTAGCACACCCAGCAGCAGCGATATACCTGCAATTTTGTCCTTTGTTGCTTTAATCTTCATTTTCTATCGTTTGAATAATTTTTAAATACTGTTTTTTCGTCGTTTTATGGTAACTGAGTAGATCGGTTGCCATTTCTATCCGGTAATAAACCACCCACCGTGTTTTGCCTATTTCCCTGGCTATTTGGGGCGGTTTTAACCCCTCTTCAAAGAGCACCAGTGTAAACAAAGCCCTGGCGTTCTTATGCTCGTCTTTCCGGTGTTCGCAGCCGTTAAGGTCGGCGGGGTTTACTTTCATCACCTGAGCCACTACCGAGCGGATCAGTGCAACCCGATTTAAGTCTATGTGCATACATTGCCTTTAGTTTTGGTTTCGTCCTTAACAGCCTTTTTATTGATCCCTTCCATCAGCAGGCCGTACGCCTGCTCCATAATGTCAGCGTAAGGATATACGCCGGCAACCGTATGCAGGTAATCGTAGTCAACCAGGAGCGCCGATACCGAGTGTGCGGGCTTGCGCTTTACCAAAAACACCTGGTCGCGCTGGTACCAATGGTTTCGCCACCATTTCCAAAACTGGCCGCTTTTGGTCAGCTGCTCCAGTGCCCAGTCATCAGCGTCTATTATGCTCTTTAGGTATTCAATGCCCTTTTTAGCGATGTAGTCGCTGTACTGCAGCTCCGACCAGTTCAGCAGGCGGCGAACCTGTTGCGAATTCGCCGCGATGATCATTTTTAATACTTTCAT